TCAGAGAGCGGAGGGGGCGACCTTCGGGACGCTCAGGTCGTAGATGTCGAGCATGGATTCGTCGCGGTGGCCGCTGGCTTCCTGCTTGTCGGCCCTGGTGCCGGGGGTGTCGGTGATGCCACGGCGCTTGAGGTCGTGCAGGCCGAAGCGCTGCTCGGCGGTGATGACGCCCGCGGTGATGGCGTTGCGGATGAAACGGTTCCAGGCAGTGTCCAGGCCAGACTTGCCCAGCGGCCCGCCGTGCTCGGCGGTGATGATGAAGCGCTTCTCGGGGTTGACCGGCACGGCCGTGCCCCGGGCTTTCCATACCTGGGCGCGGCGAGCCTTGGCGGCGTCCCAGGCAGCGCGCAGGCGCGGCGTCCAGGTGACGACGTTGTCGCGGCTGCCCTTGCGCCGGTTGGTGAGCACGCCCTCGGCCAGCTCGTTGGCGTCGGTCAGGGTGACGACCTCGATGCCGCGCAGCCGGCAGAGGTAGGCCAGCTCCATGACGTAGCTCAGGTGCGGCGGCACTGCATCCTTCTGCCCGCGTTTCAGCTGGCCCAGCTCGCGAGCGCGGTCGATCAGGCGTTGCATCACGTCATGCGACGGCAGGCGGCGCTGCTTGCGCTCTACCGGTGCCTCTATGCCCATGGCCGGGTTGTTGTCCAGGTAGCCGCGGTTGCGCCCCCACTGCATCACCAGGCGCAGGTACCGCAGCGCATGGGCAGCCTTCGACGGTGTCCCCTCGTCGGCGATCCGGTCAATGATCCGCTGGATCAGCGCGGGGGTGAACTTGCGCACGGCCAGTTCGCCGAGAGGCTTGCCGAGCTTGGTGGGGATGTTGACTAGGACGTCGCGAGACCAGGTGTAGCTGTCCTGGGTCTTCGGCGCGAGCCGCTTGAACTTGGCGCTGCCGTGGTACTGCTCGCACAGGTGGTTCAGGCTCTCGCGGTCGATGCCGTTGCGCACCTCCATGATCTTGTGCAGCTCGGCCAGTGTGGCCGAACTGCTGGCGATGTTCTGCCGGCGCTGCCGGCCGGCCTCATCACGGTGCAGGGTGTACCAGGTACCTTTGCCGCGGTGGTCAAAGAAAACGGCCGCTGGGATAGCGGCCTGGTCGATGTGCGGGGGGATGTTGGGATTGTGCTTCCTGGATCGCCTCATAGAATCTCGACGCCGTACTGCTCCTGAGTCGCCGGCCGCAGCCCGCCGGCCTGGTTAATCAGCTCTACAGTGGTCCAAGGGCCGTGACGGCCCCAGAACCAACGGATTCCCTGTTTACGTAGTGCCCGCTCTACACCAGAGCGCTTGGTGTAACCGGTTAGCTGCTGCAGATCCTCGAAGGTCAGGATTGTGCCCGGGGGCTGCTTGATCATACCGCCCTGTCTCCCTCGGGACTGACTAGAATGATGGCCCCTGTTTTCTGGGCATCGATGACGGGCCTCGAATCAGCTTGCGCGCCGCTCTTCAACATGAAGAACGCCGCCAGGACAACCAGAACTGCCAGCGAGAAGTTCAGTAAGCTGCGCGGGTTGTCCAGCATCTTGAGTAAGTCGTGCATGGTGCAGTCCTCAGCAGAACAGCAGCGGCTGCACCGCGCCGTCGGCGAAAATTTTGTCGAGAGGCATGGTGGCGATCGGTTCGCCACCATGCCAGCCGTCCGGCCAGGTGCCAGCGGCGATCAGCTCGCGGATGCGGGCCTCTTCCTCGATGTTGATCAGGTCGATGTGAGGGCGGCCGAGGCGGTTGGCTGCGGCGTTGCACTCGGTCTGGATGGCCAGGACGCGCTCCAGGCCCAACAGGCGGGACTCCAGCAATATCGGTCCCATGCGCTGGGGGTTCGCGGCGATGCTGCCGTCTTTCAGCCGCTCGATGCCGGCCTTGCGCAGGCGGTGCTGGGGTTCGCGCAGTTCTCGCCAGAGCTCTTTCAGGCCGCGCAGCGGCGCCAGGTATGCCCAGTGCGGCATGGCCAGCACGGTTTCGAGCGCCTTCTCCTCGCTGGCCAGCGGACAGCCGGTGCAGCCGGTACGGGCGTTGATCTCTTCGGCTTCGTCGCCGCCGTAGGCGTCCGCGATCATCGCGGTGGACCAGTCGCCGAACTCGGCAAGTGGCGCCCAGTGCTTCAGCCACTCCCAGACGTGGCAGACGCGCCAGTGCAGGAGTGGTGCGAGGGTGGCGAGCCGTCCCTTGAGGCCCTTTGCCTCGGGCAGGACCTTCTGGTACCAGCCCTGTCCGCACTCGGCGCCGTCCTTACCGCAGGACATCTCGATCCGCTTGTCGCGGATGGCGCTTTCGCCCTGGCGCACGCCAGTGATCATCAGCACATTCCCGTCGAGCGCGGCCAGTCGCTGCTCCAGGGCGGCCTGCATCGGGTCGATCTTGATCTGGCGGGTACACCAGCGCAGCGTGTTGTTGTTCGGTGGGGGAACGCCGCGGCCCAGGATGTAGACCATGAAGCGCTTGTCGAGCGGTGCGCATACCACCTCGACGTGGATGCCGCGGTCCTGCAGTTCATCCATGATTTGGCGCGCCGCGATGGCCAGCGGTGGCAGTTCCTGACGGGTGTCTGCGTAGAACACGGTCAGCGTCTTCGGTGCCTTGACCCGACCGGTGTCGATCAGCCAGATCAGTAGCGTTAGCGTGGTGGTGCTGTCCTTGCCGCCGGACCAGGCCACAGCCCAGTGCTCATGGTCTGCGCCGTAGGCCTGCATGCTCTGGATGGTCAGCTCGATGCTCTCGGTCATCTGCAGGCGCTGGGCGCCGGCGGCGAAGATGTCACTCTGGCGTGGGGAAAGGGCTTTCATTGCTGCACCTCCTGTTGCGCGACGCTCAGCGCCACCGCAACCGGGCGCACCCAGATAGGCGTATTGCTGAGCATGAACGTCTCGCCCTGCTCGGCCAGCAGCAGGGTGGTGCCCATCACGCTGGCGATGGCCTCGGCCGCGGCCGGCGGTACGGCGTTGCCGATGCGCTCGCGCCAGTCGCTGTCGCTCAGGCCGTCGAGGACCAACTGCTCTTCGGGGTCGACCAAGCTCTGCAGCGCGGCTAGCTCCAGAGTGGTGAAGGGCCGGTGCCAGGTGCCGTCCAGTGACTGGATGATGCAGGTGAGCCGGTCGTTCGCCGCCGGCATGCGCGGGTCGGCGACGCTCCAGCGGCCGTTGTCGTAGCGGGCGCTGGCGGAGACGGCTCCGGACACCTGGTCCCAGCCCATCACGCCGTAGTGGCCACCGCCTACCCAGGCATCGCCAGGCTGCCGGTCGAATGCTCGAGGATCAGCGATCGACAGCGCGCCGCTGGCCACCTGCTGGGAGCCGGTGACCGTGCCGGTAGCGCTTCCCCACTCGCCGACGTGCAATTTGCGGCTGCTCGCCCCTGGGTGCCAGTTGTGGTACCTGGGATCGGCAACAGCCTGGCCGCCGGAGCTGGGCGAGTGCCCGCCGGTGACGGTTCCGGCGTGGCTCCCCATGCTGACGACGCGAAACACGTTGTTGTGCCGGACGCCGCCTGGGCGCGGGTCAGCCACGGCGAAAGCTCCCTGGCCGGTGGTGCTAGCGGCGATCACGGTGCCGGACGGACCGTCCCAGTCGGTGACCGGGTACTTGCCGAAACTTTGGCCGCGGGGATCGGCGACGGAGTACGTGCCCTGGCCGGGCGACTTGACGCCGATGATAGCGCCCGAGGTGTCGGTCCAGCGGCGCACGCCGTACTGCTGGTACTGCAGGGCGTTTGCCGGCGCGCGAGGATCCGCGACTGAGAACCGCCCGTTCATCGGGCGGCTCGCGCCGGCGACAACGCCACACGAATCTCCCCAGTGATTCACGCCCAGGACGCCCCGGTGGTACTCCGGCACGATGATCAGATCGCGCAGGTAGCCGTCCTCGACGGCCAGGTCATTCAGGCTGCGCCAGTCGCTGCCGGCGCGCACCAGGGCGAGGCGCACCCAGGTCTTCCACTGCAGGGACGGTACGCGGTGCATTGGGCCGGCGGCCTCGATGTCGCCGGGAAGCGGCATGCGGCCGAGGATGTCGCCGACGGCGCGGAGCGACTTCTTCTCTGGTTCGTACAGGAAGGGCGGCACTTTCTCGACGTGGCGGGCGACAAGCAGGAAGCGCTTCCGGGACTGCGCCAGGCCGCCGAGTTCGCCGCAGTCGTGAGTGGTTTCCGCCACGGCGTAGCCGAAGCCGCCGAGTAGGCTGTTGATCTGGTCAAGCAGGTGCCGGCCGCGGCTCGCCAGGCGCGGGACGTTCTCGAAGACGATAAGCGGCACCGGGTCATCGGCCCATGCCTCGCCCATCAGCCAGATGCAGCGCAGCGTCAACTCGTTCAGCGCCTGGTACTTCGGGGTCAGGCTCATCTTCTCCGACAGCAGGCCGCTGGCACCCTTGCAGGGCGAGCTAATGAACACGGCGTCCGGTCGGCGCCCGCCCGCGGCGCGGCGGATGTCCTCCGGGGTTGCCTCCCGCCAGCCCGCCGGCGGCTCCTTGCCGTGGAACCGCACGTACTGGTCGCGGGTGAAGAGGTCCAGCAGGGTGCCCGGGACACCAGCCAGTCGCTCGAAGTCGCGCAGGCCGGCTGGGTCCACGTCGATCCCGCCGAGGCAGACCCATTCGGCCTCGACGTTGCCGACCCGCGGACGCGCCCGGTTGAAGCCTGCGGCGCCGCCGCCGAGGCCGCAGCAGAAGTGGAAGTGGTAGAGGGTACGCTTAAGCATGCCGACGCCCTCCCTGCGCTTTCTTGGCCGCCAGGTTGGCCATGTAGCTGGCCCACTCGACCGCCTTGGCCTGTTGGCGAATCCGGCTGCAGCGCTGGTGCTTGCCGGTGGAACGCGCGTTGCCGCAGATGTCGCAGGTGCTCGGAAGGTCCAGCCGCTTGCTGGCCATCGCTGGACGAGTGCGGGTGGCTGACGTGGCTGTGCTAGCCTTGGCGTCGCCGCCTTGGGGTTGATTCGCTTGCATGGTGTCTCTCCTTTGGGGTGGTCGGCGCCAGGGAGTTGCCGCTCCCTGGCGCCTCTTCTTCAGCGCCGCGCGGGGTGTTCGCGCAGTTCCTGACAGCTGATGCAGCACTTGCAGCCTGGGGCGGCCTGGCGGCGAGCCTCGGGTATTTGCTCGCCGCAGTCCTCGCACCAGAGGGCGCTGGGCGCCGGGCGAGTGTTCGTCCGCTGGGCCAGGGCGGCCTGGATCATGTTCTCGGCCCGTTCGTTGGCCTGGTCGATCACATCCACAGTCAGTCTCCCTATGCCGGCAGCGATGCTGCGGCCCAGCGTTTGCGCAGGTCCTGCCAGATCGCGTCGCCGTCCTCGAAGTACTCATGCACTTCCTGTTTCGGGGCGTAGTCCATGCGCAGCACGGACAGGCACGCATCGAACAGCGCTGGGTCGAGGCCGCGCAGCTCGGTGAGGTCGAAGCGGTGAGCCTGACCGTTGTACAGGCCGAGCAGGAACCGACCGATCACGCCGCTCTGGCCGCTGTCGCGCTGTGCGATCGGGAGCAGGCGTTTCAACGCTGTGATGCCGGCTACCTCGTTCTCCTGCTGCCTGGCCTGGAAGTCGTGGATCAACCGCAGATAGTCGTGGGGGAGGGGTTGCATGGTGTCTCTCCTATCGGTTTGTGGTCCCGGCGTTGCCGCGCCGGGTCGAGGGTCGTCGGTCAGTTCGCTACAACGGCGTGGATGGTGAGGTCGCTGGGGATATCGCCTTTGAGGTGCCGCAGGTGCTTGATCTGTTGCTCACTGCATTCGTCGATGCAGATCACCTTGGCGCCGTGGCTGATGCGGTGGCGCACCAACAGCTCTAGGTCGAACGGTGTGTAGAGACTGCCGCTGATGATCTGGTGCTCTTCCTGACCGGCCTTACGTGCGGCCTGGCGCAGGCGAATGGTCTTGCCGGTCATCCGTGCGCCGCGTTCTACGTTCAGTTGCATGGTGTCTCTCCTTTGGGGTTGCAGTTCCGGCGTTGCCGCGCCGGTCAGGCTTGGAAAATCCAGCACTTGACGGTGCTGGGTCGGGTGGTGAAAGGGTTCTGGCGGGCGTGTGCCGCGCGCACTGCGCTGTCGACGGCCTTGTATTCGATGAATTTGTGCCGGCGGGACTCTTTCAGCAGGTCGCGCAGGGTTGCCGCGTCGGCCACCTTCTGGCGGTGGTCGGCGGCCAGCTTCACGAACTCGTTGAGGTTGATGGCGATGGTTCCGGGGTTCTTGCTGTGGTTGAGCACCGGCTCTTCGCTGAGGTTTTCGAGGTAGTCGTAGACCTCCCAGAACTCGGCCACCTCGGGCGCGTCGGCGTTGACGGCGTCCTGGCGCTCCAGGGCCATCGTCATCAGGGTCTGCTGAGCGCAGGCGAGCTGGTGCTCGGACAGCGGCACCACCAGGCGCAGCGCGTCGACCAGGGCCATCATCTGCGCGTGGTTGAGTATCAGCCGCTCGATACGAATCTGTTTCAGAGCGCGCAGCGTCGCGCTGTGAACCTTCAGCCGCTCGCGGAAGCACTCCAGCACGCGGGCCTCGGCGCGGATGGCCATCAGCAGGAAGTGGCTGACCTCGAGCACGCCCAGGTGGTTGAGGTTGTCGGCCGCGGCCTGGCTCTCGCGGGTGATTTCCGGGCGAATGAAGTGCAGCTTCACGATACGGGTCATGATCGCTTCGGAGGCCTGCACCGTGGCGTTCTGGCTCATCACCAGGGTGCCGCGGAAGGGGGGCTCGTAGGTCTCGTTGCCGGCGGTCTTCTGGCCGGTCACTCCCAACGCGCGACCGTTGAACAGCGGCTTGAACTCGTCCCAGTCGAAGGACTTGGCGGCGCCGCCGGCGCGGCTGTTGTCGCTGCGGTCGGCCTCGAGCATGACCATGGGCATGTTCGACAGCTGGGTCAGCCAGCGGCGCAGGCCCGCCTTGGTCATCTTCGACGGGTCCTGGCCTTCCTCGTCCGCCCGGCCGAGCAGCTTCCACAGGAAGGTGATCAGCGTGGACTTGCCGGCACCGGCCTCGCCGGTGGCCTCGAGGAACGGAAAGGACTGGAACTCGGCGCGGATCTGCTCCGCGAACAGCGAGCCGAACCAGAATGCCAGCGCCACCAGGCCCTTGGCGCCGAAGCAGGTCCACAGCCAGTCCAGCCACTCGGGGCGGTAGTCCTTGGCGTCGGTGGCGATCTGCAGCTTGATCGAGCGCTGCAGGGTCTTCAGGCGCAGCTTCTGGAACTCGAAGAAGTCTTCGGCGTTGGCCTTCTCGATCACGCCGCCGCGCACCGCCACGTCGCCCAGAACGTAGCAGGCATGCTCCCGGCTGTAGCCCAGGTAATCGATGGTGGCCACCGTCTTCAAGCCGGTGAGCTGCAGCTTCATGATCTGGTCAAGCTGCGCGCCGCTGCCGGTGAAGATCGCACCGGCGGCCACGCCGAGCAGGCGCTTCTTGAACTCGCTGGCCGCCGCGACCTGGGCGCTGGTGAAGGTGTTCTTCACGCTCTCGTCGTCGGGGCGATCGATGCGGAAGTAGTACCAGCTCTCGTCTGTGACCTCGTTGCGCTGGAAGTACAGGGCCTGGGGGAAGCAGTTGGCGATTTCCACGACGCCGCCGGCTTGCTGCAGGGCCTTGTCGCGCATCTGTTTCTGGTTCAGCAATTGGTCGTCGTGGTTGTCGCTGTCCTCGAGGCTCTGCATGGCCTTGTTGAACTTCTCGATATCCAGCTTGAACCAGTAGAGGCGGTTGGCGAAGCGGAAGTGGAATTCACCGCGCTTGCCCCAGTCGTACATCAGCAGGGCCTTCTCGGCGGCACTCTCGGCGATCAGCAGCGCGCCCTCATGACGCGCGGTCTTGAGGTCTTTCTCGATCTGCGCGACGCGCTCGGCCGCGTCATCGATGAACATCCAGCGCTGGTGCAGGTCGTTCCAGTCGAATTTGCGGTTGTTGCGTTGCGGTAGTTGGGCCGCTTCGCAGACGTAGCCCAGGGCGCGCGCCTCGGTCACCCACCGCCGGGTGTACCTGTGGGCGCCGGGTTCGTTGTCCAGCGCCCAGATCAGTTTCGGCAGCTTGCCGCCACGGGCTGTCGCGAGTTCGCGCAAAGACTGCTCGGGGAAGGCGTTGGAACTCATGGCCGACACGGCGTCGATGCCGTGGTGCAGCAGCGCGATGGCGTCGAAGATACCTTCGACGATCCACAGCTCCTTCACCTCCTGCAGGTCGACGCTGGGTGGGCACCACCAGACGCCGCGCGGGCTGTCGCCCGGCTTGAAGCGGGCCTTCTTCTTGCCGAAGCGGCTCGGGCGATCGATTAGGCGTTCCCAGTAGCCGCCTTTCTTCAGCGGGAAGCGTACTGTCGCGCTACCGATCTCAAGGTCGCGGTCCCAGTAGTTTTCCTGGCTGTACCAGCCATCGATCAGCGCCAGGTCGAAGCCGCGGGCATGGGCCAGGTACGCCCGGGCCGAGGCGGCGGGGTCCTTGTCGGTGGCCGGCGATCGCTTGCTCCAGTCGTCGAAGAGCTCCGGGTAGATTTCCTTGATGTGCCAGGTGTCGCCGCACTTGCCGCGCCCGCAGCGGATGAACCAGGGGCTGTCGACCAGGGTGTAGAGCTCCTTTTTGCCGCACGTCGGGCACTCGCCCTTGCGCATGTACTTCGTGCCCTTGATCGGCGTCAGGCCGTACTGATCCTGTAGGCGGCGCAGCACGTCGGCCTTGAGCTCGCGGTCCATTTCCTTCATGCGCGCCCCCGAATCTGCTTGCGCAGTTCGCGGATCGTCCGGCAGATGCCAGCAATGTGTGGGCGGTCCTCGAGGATGCGCTTGCCGCGCAGCCCCTGCGGCGTATAGCGGTAGCGATCGTCGTACCAGCACTCGGCCATGGCGGCTTCGTACTGGCTGACCAGCCAGAGCAGGTACTTCTCAGCCTGGTTCTGGTCGACTTCGACGGTGATTGAAATGTGGCCGCTCATGGCGGGATACCTCGAATTCTGGGCGTAACTTCCCCAAACCCACATCAGTGGGTAGGGCGTGTTTCAGGGATTACTGGGTGTGCTGGGGGCGCTGTTTGAGCAGGTGCGCGGGCAGATAGCGGGCCGGGATCGGGAAGCGGCAGTGATTGCGGGTGTCGATCAGGTAGACCACCTCGTCGTCTCCCTGGCCCCAGTCGATGCCCAGCCAGATCGGCTCTGGCCCCGCGAAGACTTCATCCCACGCGCGCTGGGCGAGTTGTTCGGCCATGAACTGGGGAACCTCGAGGCCTTTGGCCAGATGGTTGACACAGGCATCGAACAACCGGTCGGAGCCGGAGGACAGATACTGGTTGGCGTTGGCCTGCAGGTACGCTGCGGCGGCTTGCTGCATGGTGCTGCGGTAGTCGTTGGTGCCGTTCATTGCATGCACTCCACATGATCCAGCAGGTCCAGTTGATTGGTTGCGGCCGCGAGGTCGCGGCGTGCCAGTTGACGGGTTTTCGAAGGCGCCATGGGGAGTACCAGCAGTGGCCGCTCGAGGCCCGAGGGGCTGAGCTGGTAGTCCCAGCTCAGGGAGCCGGTGAAGGTGGCGCCGCAGAGCGCGTTTGTGCATTGCGCGTACATCGAGCGGAAGCACGGGGTTTGGCCCTCGGAGGAGCGGATCCGCATCCGGCTGTGGCAGCCGGGGCAGACGAGCTTGTAGACGCTCACGCCTTGACCCTCCGGTGCAGGGTGATCACTGCGCCGACTTCGGCATGTCGTGCGGCCAGGTGTTTGCGGTGGGCGACGATGATTTCGGCGAGTTCGGCCTCGTCGATCTCTCCGTCGCGTAGCGCCTCGGCGATGATGCGGTCGACCTCGCCGCGCCTGATGGCGGTGGCGACGCCCCTGGCGTACAGGTCGAGGTTGTCCAGCTGGGCTGGATCGGGCATCTGCACGAACATGCCGCCATACAGGTGTGCGACGTACTCGGGGAAGTGGCTGGTGCCGGTTTCCTGCTCGAGCAAGAGCAACTGGTCGTCGCTGAGCGGCTTGCTGCCCGCGTTTTCGTAGGCGTGGTTGTCGAACTTCTTCAGGTCGAGGCCCAGGCGGGCGGCGGCGCATTCGCGTCCGCCGGGGTAGGCGCCGATGATCGCGCTGACCACCTGGCGCCGCGTTTCTAGGAGCGGGCGTTTCATCTTCTTGTGTCTCCCCAGGGCGGCGGTCATTACTGTTCGGTTGCGGGCTGGCGAATGCCGGGGACGACATCGGCACCTATCTCTTCAGATAGGTCCTTCAGAATCGCGTAGGCGAGGCGACCGTTGGGCAAACGTTCCGCTCCTGCCCAGCGAGCCACCACTTGGGTGACATTGCGCGGCTCGTAGCCGCGAGCTAGCGCGAACTTTCGGTAGCTGCTGCCCTTTTCGACGAGACGTGCACGGATCTGATTAGGGGTCATAGATCGAGTGTTCCCATATAGATAAGATGTACTCACTCGGACATATGTTAGGCACCCATTTGGAAATGTCAACAGATAAGAATGCACAAACGGAAACTTCCGTTCGGCTGCGAGCGGCCCTGGAAGCCAAGGGGCTTTCGATCAAGGAGGCAGCTGAATCGTGCGAGATACCTTACAGATCGTTCCAGAACTACACCCTGGGGCTGCGGGAGCCAAACGCCGAGGCCTTGGGGACGATAAGTTCTCGATTGGGTATCTCTGTTGACTGGCTGCTTACAGGGGATGGTCAGATGCTCAGAGGTGCATCTGTGAAAGTGGCTCATGACGGGGCAGAGAATCCCCGCGAGCAGGCCCTGCTGGCACTCTGGCGCGAACTGGACGAGGGCGAGCAGCGAGAAATACAGCTTGCTGCTGAGGAAAAGAAACGTCTGAAAATTCTGGAGCAGCGCCTCGCGGAGCTGGAGGCCGTTGTCGCTGATGCCAAAAGGCTGGCATGATCTGTTCCTAACGAGAACGGACTCGGAGCATCAGCCATGGCTGGTAGGCAGGGACTAGGAACTCTGCAACTCTGCAAAGTAAAACAGATTAAACGTGGAATCGAATAGGCGGACTAGTACTGCGTTAGTGCTATTAGTCCGCTTTTTGTTTTGGGGAGTCAAGAATGGCTAAAGTTTATTTGTCATTGCTGGATCTTTATTTAGATAAACAGAATCCTCGTCATGATCTAATTAATGATCAAGATGAAATTATAGCTCATCTTGTAAGAACAGAAGATGTCAAAGAGTTGGCGAGGCATGTTGCAGAGAAGGGTAAGTTTAGCCCATTAGACTCAATCGGCGTAATTGAGGAAGATGGTCGCTACATCTCGGTAGAGGGAAATCGGCGCACGTGTGCTGGAATTCTTTTGAATGATCCAAGCCGAAGCCCGAAGGGTGAGGAGAAATACTTTCGCAACCTTGTAGCAAATGCTAAGTCTATACCTGATCAAATTGAGTGCTATATCTTTGAAACTCGCGAAGAGGCCAAGGAGTGGATGGCAGTCAGGCATAACGGTCCACAAGGTGGTATCGGCACCGTAACGTGGAACCCTGACCAGAAAGCTAGATTCTTTAACAACTCTGGTACTGCCTTGGCAATCGCAGTGCTTGACTACGCAACTCAAGGAGGGATGTTGAGTGCAGAGAGTCGAGCGGAGAAGCGGATATTGACGACGGCTGCTCGCTATTTAAATAACCCAGTCTTCAGGTCGGCGATGGGGATTGTGAGTGGCAGGTCGGACACTAAAGTTAAAATTAATGCTCCTGTAGATGAGTTTAATCGAGTTGTTTCTAGATTTTGTCGGGACCTCCTCGATCCTGCAAGTGGTGTCTCTTCTCGGAGCAACAAAGAGGACTGGGTGGCTTATGCTCAGAGATTGATTGATGAGGGCGATGCTCCTAAAACGAAGGTTGAGCCGCAAGAGCTAGATTTTAAAAAAGCAAATGTTGCCCCCTCTACACCTCAGCGGCCAAGGAACAACTTCGGCAGTGATAGGAGGAAAACTATAATTGATAATTCTACTTTTAAGGTTGCCATAAAGGATAAGATACTTAAAAGGGTCTATGATGAGTTGAGGTTGATTGACTGTAACTCTTTCCCTCTTGCTGCTGTCATGGTCTGCCGGATATTTCTTGAGAATACCTATAGGGCATATCATGAAAAGCACATTTCACATGTGAAGGATGGTGAGGAAGTTCACATTACCTTGCAAAGAGTTGTCAAGCATCTCAATGAGCTTAAAAACAGCGGCCAGCTAGAGCGAGCTCAGAAAAAGGCTTTAGGGGCATTGGGACGCGTGGCCTCTAACGATATGAATGTGCTTTCGCCAAGGACTTTAGGGGCTTTCGCGCATGGAGGTCATTATCCAGAACCTCGCTCGATAAAAATTGAATGGGACAATATCTCTGAGATTATTCTTTTCCTTCTGCAGGATCTGGCAAAAGGGTAAAGAAAGCTATGGCCATGCACAGCAAGAAGTCGTACTATTGGCTAACACGCTTATGTTTTGGGGATTGAAAAGATGCCTTCTACTCCTTCACCTCTTCGCTACCCTGGTGGCAAGTATTCAATACTTCCAATGGTGTCAGAGCTTATTAAGGCAAACGGTCTTGAGCGTGGGCACTATGCTGAGCCTTATGCGGGTGGATGTGGCCTTGCTCTTGGTTTGCTCTTCAAAGGGTTCGTCCATGAAGTGCACCTGAATGATCTCGATAGGTCTATCTGGGCATTTTGGGATGCGATTATAAATGACACGGATAGGTTTGTAGATGCTATCTACTCTACTCCAGTTAATATGGACGAATGGGAGCGTCAAAAAGAAATACAGAGCTCTGAAGGCTCTAATGATTTCGAGAAGGCTTTTTCAGCATTCTTTTTAAATAGAACTAACAGGTCTGGCGTCATATGTAAGGCCGGTGTCATAGGTGGGTTGAATCAGGATGGAAAGTATAAAATAGACTGCCGTTTTAATAAGGGTGGTTTGGTGGATAGGATAAGAAGGGTTGAAAAGTACAAGCATAGGATTCATCTTTACAATTTGGATGCTGTAGATTTTATTCAGGCTGCTGATGGCTTTCTTCCGGAGAAGTCCTTCTTCTGTATCGATCCTCCATACTATAAGAAGGGTTCGACTCTTTATACTAACTTCTACGGTCCTGATGATCATAAGAATCTCGCAGATGTGATTCTAAATATAAGTCGTCCTTGGATTCTAACTTACGATGATGCGGTAGAGATTCAACGCTTATATCGATCACGTCGACAGTTTCGTTTTAACCTAAACTATAGTGCGGCGGAGAAAAGAGTAGGTACCGAGTTGTTGGTGGCATCACCTTGGTTACGGATACCGGGCGAGCTAAAGGTAACTACACTTGCGGCTTAGATTCTGTGGTATTTCTTTGAGGTGAGCTTCTGTCTGCCGTCATCGTAGATGAAGCATTTAGAGTTATGGGAAGGGATAACCTATTATGGCACTAAAACCCTGCAAGTCATGCAAGCACCAAGTTGATACCTCTGCGAAGGTTTGTCCCAGTTGTGGCGTCTCCAATCCTGGTGTTACAGCTGGCCAACAGATGGTGGGTGTATTGATTCTTGCTGTAATAATCGGCGTGACATTTACTATGTGCTCTGGTGGCAAGAGTGATGAGGCGGAGACTGGAGGTCAGACTAAAGTGGATGACGCTACTTGTAAGAAAGATCTTCAGTGTTGGGGGGACAAGTTTAATGTCTCGGCTGGTGTGTACTGCAAGGAGCCAGTTGCACGTCTTGCCAAATATACTGCGCGCTGGACTGACGGTATGTTAGAGCCGAAATTTAGTCATTTTCGATGGCTGGATAAATCCCAGGGAACTATTACATATATTGGAGATAAGATAGAGTTCCAAAACGGATTTGGTGCGTTCCAAAAGCATATCTATGAATGCGACTTTGACCCGGCTAGAACTCAAGTTCTTGATGTAAGAGTGCACCCCGGTCAGCTGTAAGTATCTGCTCAGGTCTGGTTCTTCTTCTGCAGCCGCCCCAACTCCCGATCGACAGCCCGCTTCGCGCTGGCCTTGGTGCTGTACAGGTAGCGCAGGCGGCGTGGCTTGCTCTGGTCTCCCGCGGTGATGGTCTTCTCCGTCCCGCTCTTCTCGTCGCGGTAGTAGGCGATGATGCCGGTGTAGTCGCCGCCGGTGTCGTCGGCCAGGTCGCTGACCAGGTCCTCGGGCAGCTTGCTCTCCAGCTCCAGGCTGGTGATGTAGCCGCCGTCGGCGCTGAGGCTGTGCTGCACATTGCCGCCGTACCAGATGATCGCGTCTATTTCCATCTTCACGCCCTGTAGGGTGTAGGTCAGTTCCGGGATCAGGTCCGGCCGGCCCCTGGCGAGCACGTAGCTGAGCGTGGCGCTGCCACGCTGCAGGCGGTTCCACTCGGCGCGGGCGGCGCGCAGGGCGCTCTGGCGGTCGCTGTAGGTGTGGCGCAGGTCCTTCAGGTTGTCGCCCTTGGCGCCGGCGATTGCCTCCTGCTTCTTCGCGCTGTTCACGTCGTAGAAGTACGCGCGCACGCCGTCGTAGCTGTCGCGGTCGGCCTGCAGGTAGCGGTGCTGGTCGCCATCCTGGCGGGTGAGGGTGATGTGCGGCAGCGCCAGGCCACTGGCGGTCTTGCCGCCACCGGCCGGCAGGCAGAGCAGGCAGCCGGCTTTCACGGTAGCCACCGCGTCGAAGTCCTCACCCAGGCGGGTCAGCAGGTTGGCGTCGGACTCGTTGGCCTGGTCCAGCTGCAGGATCGGCAGGCCCGCCAGCGCCGGCGCGAGCACCGGCTTCAGGTTGTTGCCGAGGGCGATGTCGGTGAGCACGTCGCCCAGCGTCTTCGGGCTGCTCCAACTGCGTTCGCGCTTGACCTTCAGGCCCTTGCGCAGGTCCGCTGAGCGGGCGCGGATGCTGAGCACGTCCGGCGCGCCGCTGTGCTCGGTTTCGTCGACGGTGTAGGTGCCCTTGTCGACCAGTCCGCTGTCACTCCAGCCCAGCCAGAGGTGCAGCACGGCGCCGCGCGGGGGGATCGCGAGCAGCCCGTCATGATCGCTGAGTGTCACGCTCAACTGATCGGCCTCGAGGCCGCGATTGTCGGTCAGATCCAGGGCGATCAGCCGAGGGCTGATGAGCTGGGCGATGTCGTTGCCGTCGACCGTGAGCCGGAACACCGGCACCGGGTAGCCGGCGTCGCGCTGCAGCTGCTCGTCTGCGCTGGTCAGGTAGCCCGTTACGCGGGCGAGGGCGGCATCGATCACAGGATGCGTCTCAGCAGGTTGCCGGCGGTACCGAGGACCGAGCCGAGCAGATCGGTGCGGCCGTCGTCGATGCGCTTGAGCTCGAGGGAGAACTCGATCCGCCGCGGGGTGCCGTCGGCGAAGAAGAGTGTCCGCGTCTCGGTGACGCGCTCGATCACCCACAGGCCGTAGATGCGTCCGGTGCCCTCGACCATGGGCCAGGCCGACCCGGTGTCAGCCATCTGCCGCAGCACGTCCAGGCTCAACGCGCTGCCGGCCAGCTCCGGCAGCAGCACGCCAGGCAGGGTGATCGCGTCGTCGCCGCGGCCGACGAACTGGCGCGCCGGCTGGGCACCGATGCGGCTGCTGCTGGCGTGTCGCCACTCGGTCTGTCGCTGGAACTCTTGGTAGGCCAGCGTGTGCAGGCTGAAGACGAACATCCCGAGGGACAGCATCATGGTGGTTACTCCCGGTCCTGCAGGCGGGCGCGTAGGCGCGCCGCCTTGTTGCGTTCGCGCTCGTCCAGCAGTTGGCTGAGCGTGCGTTTCAGGTCTGCGGTGTTGCTGCCCGCGCCGGCCTGGATGGTGATGTAGTAGGTGTCGCCGCCGACGCTGATCGCTGCTGGCGCCGAACTGACCGGGGGACGGTTGTCGATGGTGATGGCCTGCGCTGGGGCGCTGGCGCCGAGCACCAGGGCGCCGATGGCGCCGGCGCTCTTGCCCAGGGCGCCCAGCATGGCCAGCAGCGGCTGGTCGAACGTCGGCGGCGTGATCGCAGGGCGGGGGCCTCGGGCAAACTCCCCGTCGAGGCCGGCGACAGCCTGACGGCCCGCGCTGACCAGGCCTTGGCCGAGACGTGCAATCACGCCCAGCGGGCCGGCCTGGCCGGCGCCGAGGCCCTGGGTCAGGCCGGCCATGGTGAACCCGCCCAGGTCGGCGAATACCCGCGACGGTGAATGGATGCCGAGCTTATCCTTGAACCAGTCGATCGCGGCACCGCCGACGCGCTGGACGGCGCGCTTGATCTGCCCTAAGCCGGCGAGCAGGCCGTTCACCAGGCCCTGGACGATCATGTTGCCGAAGTCGCTGAAGCGCGCCGGCAGGTCGATGCCCAGGTAGCCCAGGACGCCGGCGAAGGCGCGGTACATCAGGCCGAGTGGGTTGAAGTCGAGGAGGATGCGGATGATCCCGCCGATCCCGCCGTTCAGGCCCGCCTGGATCTCTTCCCACATCCCGAGCAGGTACGCCTTGACGGCGTCCCAGTTGCGATAGATCAGGTACGCGGCGCCGGCCAGCACCGCCACGACGGCGGCAATTGCCAGGACCACCGGGTTGGCGGCCAAGCCCCACAGCGCGATGCTCACGACGCGCAGGGCGGTCACCAGCGGGCCGATCAACAGGCCGGCCAGCATGCGGATCGGTGCGAACAGCAATTTCAGCAGGCCGATCAGCCCGGGCAGGCGAATGCCGATGGTGCTGAGCATGAAGCGGACCGCGATCATCGGGCCGAGGATGCCGGCGAGGGTGATGGCCAGGCTGCCGACGGTGGCCATCAGCGCCGAGAACGCGGCGACGGTGATGACGATGCCCTTGCTGACCTGCGGGTTGGCCTTCAGGAACTCGCCGATGTTGTGCAGCAGGTGACTGAGGTCGGCGGCGAGCTCGCGCAGCCAGGGGCTGTTCTTGTCGAACAGCTCGACCGAAATGTTTTCCAGGGCCGCATGCAGCATGGTCATGTCGCCCTTGAGGTTGTCCAGCTGGGTAGCGGCGACCCTCGCGGCCTCGCCCTCGGAGTTGTTCAGGCTTTCGCGCATGGTCTGGAACTGGCCGCCCTCGACGGCGCGCATCAGGGTGCCGAAGCTGGTCACCGCGTACTGCCCGGCGATGTCCTTGAAGATCGCGCCGCGCTGCACGTTGCCCATGCCGGCGGTCTTCTTGTTGATGTCCTTCAGGATGTCCAGCATATCGCGCATGTTGCCGTTGGCGTCCTTGGTCTGGACGCCCAGCTTGGCTACCGCCTTGGACGTGCCCAGGCGGGTCAGAACAGAGCGCATCGAGGTGCCGGCCATGCTGCCCTGGACGCCGGCGTTGCCGAGCAGGGCCGTGGCGGTGGTGACCGTCTCCAGGCTCTGGCCGTACTCGCGGCCGACGCCGGCGGAGTACTTCAGCGAGTCGCCGAGCATGCGGATGTCGACGTTGTTCCGGGTGAACGCCGCAGTCAGTACGTCGGCCACCTGGTCCATTTTCTCTGCCGGAATCCCCATCGCCGTCTGGATGTTCGAGGCGATGTCAGCAGTGTCGCCGAGGTCCATGTCGCCCGCGGCTGCCAGGTTGAGCATGCCGGGCATGGCGCTGAGGATCTGCTGCGCGTTGTAGCCGGTGCGGCCCAGGAAGTACTGGCCCTGGGCGACTTCCTTGTCGGTGAACTTGCTGGACAGCGGCAGGGTTCGGGCCTGTTGCCGCAGCGCTTGCATCTGCGGATCGTCCTTGCGCTCGATGCGGGTCACCGCTTGGGTGGCCGACATCGTTGCGTCGAACTCGTAACCCACGCCGAGCATCTGCCGCAGCTTGTCGCCGGTGTACATGCCCGTCGCGCGCGCCGCCATGCCGGTGCCGGCCAGCGCGGCAGCGCTCTGGATGCCGCGGCTGTAGGTGTTGCGGGCGTGGGTCAGGCGCTCCTGCTGCTGGCTGAGGTTGCGTAAGCGCTGCGCCTGGCTGTTGATGGCGCCATTGGCCGCCTGGATCTGCGCGCGCAGGTCGCGCTCATGCTGGCCGAGGTTGCGGGTGCTGATGCCGGCGTTGCTGAGGCGCGTGCGCAGTTGCTGCAGGGCTTGGCTCTGCTGCAGGTGTTGCTGCTTGAGGAAACCAGCTTCACGGATGGCCCGGTTGTAGTCGCGGGTGAGCGCACGGGTGGGGTTGCCGGCGGCGGCCATCTGCTGGGCCAGCGCTTTCACCCGGGCCTGTTGCGCGGCCAGCGCGGTGCTGACCTGCTCCAGAGCGCCGCGCTGGGTACGGAATGCGCGCACGTCGCTCTGCTGAGCGTTGAGCTGCTTCAGGCGCTCGCGAGTTGCCTTGAGCGCCCGGGCCGTCGCGTCGCTGCCTTGCATGATGCGACGCAGGGGAGCGGTGGCTCTGTCGATCGCGCTGAGCAGCACGCGCAGCTGCAGGTCATTCGCCATCGGCGAAACTCCGTACCCGGGCGCGTTCGCGCCATTCCATCAGTTCGGTGAGCGAGAGCCGGTCCATATGGTCCGGCGCCCAGTGAAACGTCACGGCCAAGTCGGCCATGGCGTTTTCTACGCGATCAGGGAGGCTGCCGCCTTCGCCCGCTTCTGCAGCAAAAAACCTGCGATCACCTGGCCGCAGGCGAGCAGGTCGGCCGGGTCCATGCCGGCGGCCTCGGGCTCGGTGATGGTCGGCTGGCTGATGCGCGGCAGGATTTTGATGGTCGCGGCCACATCGAACTGCAGCAGGTCGAGCAGGTGCAGGCCGCGCAGTTCGCCAGATGAGGGCTTGCGCAGAGTGAGGGTGTTGATGATTTGCTCCCCGCGCTTGATGTGCTGGTCGAGGACTACGAAGTTGTCGGTGGTGGTCTGGTCTTCGGCCGGCGTTGCGGTGTTTTTTTCGTTTTTCATGGGTTCGGTATCCAAGGGGGAAAGAAACCGCCGGCCGGGCCGGCGGGAAGGGATTACAGGCCGATGGCCTTGCGCTGTGCCTCGAGCAGGTCCTTGCCGTTGACCTTCTCGACGAAGTTCAGCAGGTCGATCTCGATGACTTCCTCGCCGTTGACGACGAGCTTGTAGTAGCTGCAGGTGGTGGTGATCTTGTGCTCGGTGTCTTCGCCGGGCTGGGCGTCACCCATTTCGATGGTCTCGTGCCGGCCGCGAACGACGATTTCGACGGGCGTGACTTCGCCGGTATCGTCTTGCTGGAATGAGCCGGCGAAGCGCAGCATGACGCCGCTGGCACTGACTGCGCCGTACTGCTTGAGGGCTGTCAGATCCAGGCCGCCGAGGGTCCACTCGAACTGGATGCCGTCATCGTCGAAGCCTAGGTCGGCCTTGACCGGGCCGTTCATGCCGCCCCCGCGGAAGGGCTCCATCTTGCGGGCTAGCGGGGGCAGGGTGCAGGACTTCACGACGCCCTGGTAGCTACCGCCGTCGTTGAAGAGGTTCATGTTCTTGAGCTTGCGCGGCATGGCCATGGTAGGGCTCTCCGGGAATCAGGTGGGTCGGCTCCCCGTCCGGGGAGCGCTGGGTGTCAGGCGTTGACGCGGCTGGCGAAGTCGACGAGGTAGCTGTCGGTGATCTTCTGGAAGAAGGTCAGGTCCTCGAGCGGCGGCACCGGGGTGTAGTCGTAGGTGATGCGCAGCTTGCCGGCCTTGAGCGTGTCCTTGTCGTTCACGTTGGGGTCGTACCAGGCTTGGGCGTCGATGATCAGGCCGAGCCCCTTGAGCTCGCGGAACTTGGCGTTCACGCCCTCGAGGATGTCGCGCACAAGCGACGGGTGCATGGGCTTGTCGACCGCCCACATGTGCGCCTCGGCGATGGTGTCGGCCAGCACCTGGGCGGTGCGGGTGTAGTTCTCGAAGGCGAACAGCGGATCATCGCTGCAGGTGCGCGAGCCCCAGAAACGGAATCCGCCTTCCTGCACCAGGGTGGTGACCTCGTTCTCGTTGAGGTAGTTGGCGTCGGTGCTGGGGCTTTGCAGGTCCCAGAACACGTCGGCGCTGATGCCGGTCACTCCGTTGACGGCGACGTTCGACAGGGTCTTGTGCCAACCGACCTCCTGATCGATCCGGGCGCGCAAGCCCAGTGCCTGGGCAACAGCTGGCGCAGGCACGGTCTGGTTGACCACGGTGCTCCAAGTCAGGAAGTCCTGCCAGATCACCATGGCCTCGCGTGCCGCGAAGTTTTCGCGGTAGGCGGTGGCCTCTTCCTTTGTCTTGCAGCCGCTGGCGGCGACATAAGCGAAGGCGCGGAGTTGTTGGGCGATGGCGATGAGTGCGGTAGCGACCGGCTGGGTGTCCAAGCCTGGCGCGCCGAGGATACGCGGCACCACGCCCAAGCGGGCCTTGGCGGCGAGCAAGGCCTTCATGCCGGTGTACTTGCCTTCGGTGCTGACGCCACCGATGACGGCGCTGTTGGTCGTTGCTTCATCTTCGCCCGGCTTCACCCGCACCACCACAGTGGCGGCGTTGGACTGGTCGGCGATCGCCTGCAGGCTGGCGGCCAGCGTACCGCTAGTGCCAGCCTTACCGATGGCGGCCTGAACGTTGGTGATGAGTACCGGCGTATCGAGCGGGAAGGCGGTGGCGTCGGCGTCGTCGGCGGTGGCTACCAGGCCGATGATCGCGGTGGCGATGGTGCGAATGGGGCGGGTCCCGTCGTTGATCTCTTGGACCCGGACACCGTGATGATATTGGTCAGCGGCCATTGGGTGTGCCTGTGCAGTGGTTGGATGACACTGCACAGGCTGCCGCGCGCGCGGTGGAACAGCGAGCGAGGCGCCTTGTGGCACGGTGCTCTACAAAATGTCAGGACGCCAGTTCGTCTGCCAGCCATTCCGGCGCTCTCGGCCGGTGTTCTGCGAGCGGAAACTCTCCAGCTTCCGGCCAGTCCCGGAGTGCGCGCCGGTAGGTCTGTAGTGCGCTGTATTTCTCGGCGTCGAGCGTGGGCACGTCCCCGGCCTCGATCTCGTCGCGGTGCCGGGCAACCAGTGGGTCTGTTTCGCGTAACCGTGCGTCGCGCCAGATGCGCTCGAAGCTCTCCAGTTCGTCCCGCGTGGGTGCAGGTGGGTCCAGCAGGATCGGCCGACCGTCTTTGCCGGCGGCGATGCGCTTGCCGCGCGCCTGGGCCGCGAGCAGAGCGGCGTGCTCGTCTGCGGTGATCTCTACGGCATCGTCGGGGATGTCGGTGTTGATCGCTGTGTCGTAGAAAGCGACGGGATCTGCGCCGAAGAAGTGCGCCATGTTCTGTCCTCAGTATCCGATTGCAACGTAGTTCACGGCGCCGGCCACCTCGCGCGGCGTCGAACCGCTGTTCAGTGAGCAGGCGATCGCCGTGGGCGTAATGCTTCCTGACCAGACGCTGAACCCGTACCAGCTCGAACTGGTCCCGCCGTATTGCAGCGACGGCACGACAGTCAATGGACCGTTGGGGAACGCGATGGGTAGCGTGGCCCATCCGGTGCTTTCGCCGGTGCCGGGCGGAATGCTGACGCTGCCGAACTGCAGAATCAGGCCGCTCGGCAGCTTCTGATAGCCCGGCGACGAGCGCAGCGCGGGGAATGCCGGAGTGGCTTCGATAAGCCACATCGACGCCTGGTATTTCGTGAGGGAAATCGACGTGCCGTTGGGGATGATGTAGGTGGTAGCAGTCCCGGATGGGTCGGTTGCGCTGATGAAGCGGTCGGTTGTCGAGCGTTGCACCAGCGTTACGGTGAAGCCGCTCAGGTTGACCAAGCGCAGCGAGGCGCCTTGTGGGAGCGCCGAAAGCTGCGGCGTCGTCCACGTCGCCTCTCGGTTATGTGCGCCGGCCACCACAGTCAGGCCGACGAGGGGGGCGTCGAGGATAGCATCGCCCGTCAGCACCGCTGCGCCGGCCATGCTACCGAGAGCGGCACGCACATATTCGGTCGTGGCGATCGACGAATCCCTATCGAACGCCGCCGGCGTCGGTGCGCTGGGGGAGCCCGTCAGGACGAGGTTATCGGCGAGCCGGACGTCGATCGTTACGTCGCTCGAGCCATCGAACTGAACACTGCCGCTGGCCTGGCCACTCAGCGTGAGCTTGCGAGAGTTCGTGAGTTGCACGGCTTTCCCTGCGGGCTTCGTTCCGTCTATCAGCCCATCCACGAGGCTCTTCAGCGCAGCGGTCGGGCGTGACACGTGGCTGATCAGCCAAAGGCCTGGCTGGTACTTCGAGATAGTTGCGGTGACATTGTTCGGTATCGTGTACGAGATTGCGACGCCGGAAGGATCGTCCGCGCTGATGTAGTGATCCGCTGCGGTACGCTGGACCAGCGTCAGTGTCGAACCGCTGATGTTGACGATGTGGAACGACGCGCCAGTTGGAAGAACAGACAGGTTCGGCGTGGTCCATGTGAAATCGCGGTCATGCGAGCCCGCGACGAGGATCGAACCGATTACCGGTTCATCCAGCACCGTATTGCCGGTGTATGAGATTGCGCGCGCGGCGCTACCCAGGGCCATTCTGACGTACTCGGTCGTCGCAAGCTTCTGGTCGTGTGCGAACAGTGGTGGGGTGGGGCCTGTTGGTGCTCCGCTGAATGCCGGTGAGAAGAGCGGGGCGTAGCTCTTCAACTGGTCGAGTACATAGGCGCGCGTGGCAAGCACCACTGCAGGATCGATCTTCAACTCGACGTTGGCGGAGTTGCTGACGATCAGGTTCATGCGCACAACCTGTGTGCGTCCCGATCCCTGATTCAGCAACGGTTTGAAGCTGGGCGCGCAGTTTGCGACCGCGACAAGGTCGTTGTCGGCATCGTAGAGCCCGATTTCACGGATCCACCATCCGCCTACGTTCTCCGGGATGATCTGTTCGGCGATGATCACCGCCGCATTCTGCGGATCCACCTTCAACTGGTTGAGCGGCGCCCGGCGTCGCTCGTTGACCAGCGCGGTCTGGGTGGGGGAGGGAATCGGGTCGGTGCCGCCCGCGTCACCCACGCCCATCTGGGTAATCTTCCATGGGATGCCCAGCGCATCGGCGTTGGCCTGCTTGGCCGCGCCGATGTTGGTCAGGATGGCGAAGAACTGTGAATTCTGATCGATCATGGGTACACATCCAGGGTATCGATGGTGTGATCGCGACCGCCCCGGCCGATGGTGCCGGTGACTTCGATGTCGCGGGGGCTCGGGGGATAAACGTCGATTTCGTCGCCGTCGTAGACGGCTGCACCCAGGCGCACGCTGCCGGTGCTCTCAAGGCTGATGGCGAGGCCGACGAGGTGCCGGGTCAACGGCTTGGCGTCGTCGATCAGCCAGGTCAGTTCCTCGTACATCTCTTCGGTAATACCGGTTTCGAGTACGCCGACCAGCAGTTCGAAGGTTCCGGGGATGCCGGCCGGCGCCTGCTGCCACCACTCACGGACCTCGATCAGATACCCCAGTGGTTCAACTACGCGGCGCAAGGCGCCGATCGTGCCCTTGCGCGAATGGATGAAGAATGCCGAGCGGATGGCGCCGCGGCGTGCCGATTCAGGCCACGCGCTGCTCCAGCGGTCAACGGAAAACGCCCACGCGAGGTACGGCAGCAGATTCGCAGGGCAGGTATCAGGGTTGCAGAGCGTGCGCAGCGGGATCGGTACCCGCTGTATCTCCGCCAGCGCCTGGGCTGCCAGGCGTTCGAGCTCTGAGGCGTTGCGAGGTAGCAGTGGCACCGCGGTCATGGCTCGGTACCGATAGTGAGCGTGATGTTCGTGCAGTACGGCGCCTGGCTTGCAGTGGCGGCGATGTCTGCCCAGCCGGCGAGTTCGACTTTACGAACCCCTTCGACGTGCAGCGCGGCATGGATCGCCGACTCTGATACTTCCATCCCCAACCGCCGTCGTTGAAAGACATAGGCTTCGAGCTGCGCGCGGGCGGCGGCCTGGATCGGCTCGGCTTCGGGGCCGATGGTCGTAAGAAACAGCGATGCGCTGATGCTGTACTCGATGACTTCGGCGCTCTGGACGATCAGTCGGTCGGCGACTGGGCGGCGATCTTCGTCTGAGAGATAGCGCTCTACGACGGCCAGCAGCTCTGCTGGCGCGGTGCCGTTACCGATGGCCGACTGCACGGTGATCACTGCAACTGCGGGCGATGGGCTGACGGCCGAGGCATCGCCGACGCGGCCGTCGGCGGCGCGGGCGTGGAAGATGTAGCTGTTACGCGGTCCCGCGGTGCTGAGGCCTTCCCAGGCCATCTGCGCCCGCTCGCGCAGGCTGTCGTCGGACTCCAGCAGTTCCGGCACGGGCGGCACCTTCGACGGATCTCCGGGCTGGATAACCAGGCGCTTGACGTTGTAGTTCGCGGCGAGTTGGTCGAGGTCGGCGCCCTGGGCGCTGGCCAGCATGTTTGCGAGAGCCGCCTCGTTGACCCGCTGGCGCCAGAGCATTTCGCGGTACGCGTTTTCCTCGAGCAGCTTGGTCAGCGGCTCGGACTCCAGGGCGAGGCGGGCGGTGATTTCCGCCTGCTGATCTTCTGGCCAGAGGCTGATGGCGTAGGCCTTGCGCTCGGCGAGTATCTGCTCATAGTCCAGTTGCTCCACCGCGTGTGGTGGTGGCAACTGGCTGAGGTCGATGGCGAGGAAGTTCGTTGTCATGCGCTGGCGCCCATCTGCAGGGGGATGCTCAGGTTGTGCGGCTCGTTGCTGTCCACCAGGGTGGCGTCAATCTCCATGAGCACCTGGCCGGCCAGGTTCTGGCCGGTGATCTGGACACGGCTCAGGCGGATGCGCGGTTCCCAGCGCATGAGGGCCATGGCGGTGGCGGCATAGACCTGCAGGCGGGTGGTGTCGTTGAACGGAGCATCGATCAGCTCCGGCAACTGGCTGCCGTATTCGCGTCGCATGACGCGGGTACCGATGCGAGTGGTGAGGATGTCGGCGATCGACTGGCGGATGTGTGCCAAGCGGTCGATGGCGCCGCCGGTATGGGCATTCATTGCGGTTTCCCCGTCGTAGCGCCGCCCGGCATGACGCCGCCGTGGGTATGACCGACCAGGCTGATGCCCTTGGCGATCACGTCGACGCTCACGGTGACCTTGCCGGTGATGGTCTGGTTGCCGGTCTGGATGTAGTCGCCCTGGTGGGTGATGTCGCCGACGATGCGGATGCCGCCGTCGCTGATGAGCTCGGTGGTACCGCCGGCGGGAAGAACTGCGCGCAGGTGGTGGGCGGCGCTGTCGTACTCGATCACCGCGCCGTCGCGGTAGGTGGTGCGATGCAGGGCGTCGCGGTCGCCGTTGGGCGGGATCAGGTCACTGAACAAGCCGGTCAGGACCACGCCATTGGCGGTCTGCCCGGATGGGCTGAAGAGCAGTACCTGCTCGTCCAGAGTGGGGGCGTTCCATTCGCGGTCGGCGCCGGCCCGCGGCGATGCCCAGGGCAGCCAGCCGGTCAGCAGGTCACCGGTCAACACACGGACGCGCTGCGCGGCATGGTCCACCGCGGCGATGGTGCCGAGGCGGATCAGGTTCTCGATCATGCGGGAGAGGGCGGCGAAGTCGTTCATGCCGCCGATAGTGGGCGACGCGCGCGCGGGAGGCAGCCAGCGGCGATTGTAGCGGCCACGTGTACATGCTCAGGTTGGAATGTGAGCGAGCAGCCCCTCACGGATCATCTCAAGGTCGGCTTCGGTGAAACCGAGTAGACGCCGCTGCGCATAACGGACCTCTGGGGCGCCGCGCTCGGCGCGATCCTTCAGCCCGTACTGGTGGACTCGCGCGATCCGCGTGACCCGGCCGGCGAAGGAAACCGTGATCGCCTGGGCGTCGCCCTTGGCGCGCAGATAGCGCACCGTGCGCAGCTTCTGGAACATCTTGATCTTGCGCCGAATACGGCCCTGTTTGCCGCGCAGTTCGCGTTTCTTGCGAGGCTCGTAGGCGCTGCCGTCGGGGTTGTGCTGTGCCATCACGCGCTTCTGTTGGCTGCGCCGTAGATCGCGGGCCAGCGAACGCGCGAGGGCAGCACGAGGGCCTGGCTCGAGGGCGCGGAGAATCGGCCCTGCCCAGTCTTCCAGAGCTTCGAGGCTGTCAGCCATTGGCCGGGCGCCTGATCTGCGGCGTCTCGAGCATGACGGCCTCGGTAGGCTTCGGCGGCGTCCACTCGGCCAGCAGCTCGCCGTTGGCGAGCATCTGCATCGGCCCATCGACCTCGATGGCCTCGGTGAGCTGGGGCTCTTCCGGGTGACTCACATCGTAGCGGCCATCCTCGCGGCGCTTGACGACGACACGCTCGGTCAGTGGCAGGACAATACCGAGGTCGACCTTGCTGCGGTCGAGCATGTCGGCCTCGAAGGTGATTCCGTCCTGCACCTTGGTGAGGTTGGCCAGCAGCTCCGACTGGTTCACCAGCAGCCAGCCGAGCAGCGGCAGAAACACGCTGTCGGGGTGCCCGGCGAAGTCGGTGAGGATCACCTGCAGGTCATAGGCGTATTCGAAGGACAGGCTCTCGGCCGAGGTGCTGCGGACCCTGCCGTTGTCGATGAATATCACCAGGCGGTCGCCGTTGTTCCTGAGTTCCGGCACGGCGGCGAGCAGATGTGCCTTCAGGCTATCGGGCTTGTTCATGGGTAGCCCCTTGGGTGCGGATGATCATGTCGACCTTCGCGGCGCATTCGGCCCAGGCCAGGCCGATACGCTCGACTTCAGTCTGTAGGCCGCCGTTGTCCTTCGGTGCCGCTGACTCCAGGCTGCAGGGCGTCACGGCGGGACAGCCACTGATGGTAAGCGGCCGCTCCGGTGATAGCGGGGCGCTGTTGCAGCCGGCGAGCAACATCAGGCAGAGGCTGGTCAGCCCACTGGCGATAGGGTTCATCGTCACGTTTCAGGTCCTCGATCAAGCGTTCGCGGATGGCCAGCGCCTGGCGCAGCTGCTGCCGCTGGTGGTCCAGGTCGGCCTGGGCCTGGCGCTCGCGGGTAAGGGCGGCCTCGAGGGCCGTGATGGTGCCGGCCTGGCGGGAAAGCTGGGCGTCGCTGGCTTTCCTCGCCAACTCGGCCTGGGCCAGGCGGGTCTGCGCCAGGTCGATGCGCTGCTGCTGCACCCACAGGAGCAGGCCGAGGGCGCTGAGCAGGGCGGCGCCGTATAGGGCCTGGCGGAGAATCGTCATTTTCGGTACCAGCCGGCGGCGTTCATGGCCGCTTCATCCAGGGACTGCACGTCACCGCAGATGACCAGCGGAGGAGCAGCCATCACATGCTTGAGCGCGTCGGCCATCTTTTGGCAGTCCTCCATCGGTGTGTCGCGCGGTAGTACCACGGCCACACAACCAGTCGGAGACAGCTTGGTCATGCGCTCCAAAAGCTCCTTGTAGGGGAAGTGCTCCCCAGACTGCGCGCCGGTTCTCATGTCGTCTCCTTGGGCGCTTCGGTGTGCTGTTTATAGGCATGCTCAAGCTTCACGTCGTAGAGGTTCCGCTTGTAGTCGGGGCCGTTGTAGAGGCGGGCGAAGTCGGCCCATTTGCGAGCCTTCAGCGCCTTGTGTAGCGCCGGGTCGGTGTTGATGAAGCGGACGAACGCTTCGAACTGGGCCGACTCGCTGCGCCCCATGGCCTCGGCGAAGGCCTGCACGCTGACGTAGCCCAGGCGTTGCCAGTGGAAACCCATGATCTGGAAGGCGCCCCAACTGGCCGACTCCAGGGCGGCGGTATCGTCGATCTGGCGCGCGTTCGCCAGGCGCTGGTGCTCTGCGGTTCCACCGGCATAGCCGCCCGGGCGAGGGTTCACCAGCGCGGGGAACTGTGCGGCCAGTTGGTCGGCGGTGACCTGATCATGGGCGGCGAGACGGCGGTACATGATGTGGCGTTCGAACAGGATTGCCGGCTTGCCGTTGCCCAGGAACCCCTGGCCGTTCGACTCGACCTGGTTGACTGCATAGATCGTCGCCAGCGGCAGGCCGAGGCGAGCTCCGGCGGCGACGAGGTCGGCGTTCTGCAGCAGGTGCGAGCAGTCAGCGCCGCCGAGGGCGGCCAGGGTCTTCGGGCCGGCGATGCCATCGGCGACCAGGCCATGCGAACGCTGGAAGGCGCGCACCGCGTCCTCGGTGGCGGCGCCGAAGTGGCCGTCCTCGTAGAGGTTGGCGCCGGCCCAGGTGTTCAGCCGACGCTGCAGCTGGCGGACCTCTTGAGAACGGTCACCATATCGAAGGGTCATGCGGATGGCCTCAGCAGGGCGGCGACGTTGCCGCGGGAACGGAAGATCAGCAGGCACAGCAGGGCGGCGACGATGGCGTGCCAGATGCTGACCGGTGGGCGGTAGAGCAGGATTTCCAGTCCGCAGATGGCCATGGATGCGCCGAGCAGGCTGGCGAGCAACGAGACGCTGCGGCGGAAGCGAGCGCCGCAGCGCTGGTAGCAGACCAGGCGCAGCGCGGCGGCGATGTAGGCCAGGGCGGCGATCAATGGAACGGTAGTCATGAGCATGTCAGCGACCTCCTCGGATGCGTCGCCAGAGGTCGTCGAAGTCGACCTTGTCGACCCAGGCGACCGCCTTGAGGCTGAGAGGAATGACCACCAGGGCGCAGACGAAGGCAGAGAAGGCCAGGTTGGTCAGCCAGGGCACGCGGGCGAGGGCGACATCGGCGAACAGGTAGCCGACGCAGGTCGGCAGGATCAGCGACAGCAGACGCGACCAGGCCTTCAGGTCCTGCTTCGTGCCGGTGGCCAGCCAGGCGCCGAGCAGGGCGCCGAACAGCATGCCGCCGTCGACCGGAAGGGTTACGCCCAGGCCGAGGCCCATGATGGCGCCGGCCGTGGCGGTGGTGGTGAGGTCAGCCATGCGGAGTGGTTCCTTGCAAAGTGGTCAGTCCCATAAGTTCACCATCTGCCGTTCCGGGGCGGCCGTCGGAATGTCCGGCATGGTGACCTTGAGGCCAGGGGGGAGGGTGGGGCCGTGGTCGGCCAGGCCGTGGTTCGCCTCGAGGACTGCCTCGGTCACGCCGGCGGTGCGGCCGTAGTGCCGCCAGCACAGCGCCTCGACGGTGTCGTTCTGGTGGGCGATCGCGACGGCGGCCATCAGATCAGCTCCACCGTCGTGCGGGGACGCTTGAGAAAGTCGCGGATCGCCCAGCGCTGGTCGCGGCGGTAGTCGTCGATGGTGGTTGCGATGTCCTGGGCCTTGTCGTTGCCGCTGGTGGTGGTGTCGTACCAGCGGTAGCGCTCGGCCACTTCGGCGGCGGTGGCCGACTGCACTGCGCGCAGATACAGCTGCACCAGTTCGGAGGTGTCCCGCACCTTGTCGGACGGCACTTGGGCGAGTTCGGCATAGCCGGCCGCGATCTTCTCAAGGCGCCAGGCCCGCAGCTCGCGGTTGACGCTGATCACCGCGGCAATGACCGCGACTTCGAGGCGCGCCGGATCGACGCTGGAGTCGATGCGCAGGTTCTCCCGCACATGCTCGAGTTCGATGGTGGGCCAGAAGGGATCGCTGTTGATGTGCCCGCTCGGGACCGGGCCGTTGGCGATGAATCCGCTCATGCTGCTGCTCGCTTGAGGTCGCCGGTGGTCGGGGCGTCACTGCTCAGGAAGGAGAGGACCTGGCAGATCGGCCCCGAGCCGGCGGGGCGCGGGGTACGCTCGGTCAACCGCCAGAGGCGGTAAGTTTCTTCTGGAGCCGTTCGGCGGCCTCCAAATCCTTCTTCCCGCCGCACTTGTCGTGCAGTTGGATCGCGCGCTTGAGCAGATCGATGCCGGCTTGCACCTGCCCGGGTTGACCGGGGCTCTCCACAGAAAGGCCTTCCAGGGTGGCATGGCCGGCGGCGAGGTAGAGCTTCGCGCGGGCTTCGTCGGGCATGTCGGCCTGGTCGGTGAGCAGGAGGGTGCGATGCAAGGTCGCAAGGTCGAAGCTGCCGCCGGTCTTCTGTGCCTTGAGCGCGGCCTCGGCGATCTCTTCGGCGATGACGCAGCCGGAGGTACGCGCGAAGCGGTCGGGCATGACCAGGTCGTGTGCGAGCACGTAGTCGGCGATGTCCAGGGCGCCGGCGTAATCGCCGGCATCGATGCGCCAGAGCATGACAGTGGTGACCACCTCGTCCTGGGCGCCCTTGCCGGCCTGCAGCACGCCGGAAATGTACGGCTGGTAGGCCGGCAGCAGCTCGACCTTGAGCGCTGCCTTGCCTTCGCCGGATTGGATGTTCTTCAGGCGGCTGCGATCCTGATACAGCTGGGCGAGCTGCAGCTCATAGGCGTTCGCGCCTTCCATGCCCTGGTGCGGGGCAGTGGCCGCCGCCTCTTGAGCGGCGGTCACGCGCAGGAAGTGCGCCTTGGCGGGACTGAAGGCCATGTCATCTACTCCGCGACTTCGATGTTCTCGACCAGGCAGCCGAGGCCGTAGTCCTCGACGACGTAGGCGTCGTTGCTGGACTCGTAGTTCTCGATGCGGTTCTTCTCCGGTACCTCCTTCAGGTAGCGGCGTCGACCGCCGATCTGCCAGTAGAGCGACAGGTTCTTCAGGGTGGTGACCATGAGGCCCTTCTCGGGCACGTAGGGCACTTCCACCGGCGGCAGGCCGCCCATGCGCTTCTGCGACAGGATGAGGTCGGTGGCGATCTTCTCGGTTGCCGGCTGGTCCTTGTTCACCATCGGGAAGTACTTGTCGTGGACCAGCTCGCGGCCGAGGATCACCACCAGGCCCGGGTCGCGGCGGTGCCAGGGATCGATCAGGCTGCTGACCACGTCGAACACCAGGGCGTCGAGGTTCTTGTAGTCGGCGTCGGCGCCGTTGCCGACTACCACCTTGCCGGTGGTCTTCCCTTCCTTCAGTACCCGTGCCGGAGCGTTGTTGCGGTACTGCTGGAACCAGCCAATGTTCACGTCCTGCAGCAGTGGGTTGGCGGCGCGGTTGGTGGTAGCCGCGGCGCTGGTACCGTTGAAGCCGATCATCAGGCGGTCGAGGGCCTGGCGCTTGAGGATCGCGTCGCGCAGCAGGGCCTGGAACTCCGGGAACTTGGCCCAGGCGTCGAGCATGGCGTAGGTGATGGCGGTGTCGAAGTCGGTGTGCTTGCACTCGTAACGCTGGTTGTTGAGCGCGGACACGTCGCGCGGCTTGCGTACACCGTCGCCAGTGGTATCGGTACGGCTGGCGATAGTGCCGCTGACGCCGATGCCGATCTTCTCGCCCTGCAGCTCGTCGACGCCGTAGACGTTGATCTGCTTCAGGAACTCGCTGGACTCCTGAATACGTTGCTCCAGCTTCTGCTGGACACTCGGCTCGACGGCGAAGGTCTGGACGGCGGAGTTCACGCCGTTGAGCTTGGCGAGCTGCGCCAGGTAGGCGTCGAACTGTTTGCGGGTTTCGTTGCGCATGGTGCTTTTCCTTTGGATACCGGGGCGGGGGACGGTTAGCAGTCGGTCAGGGCGACACTGCCGCCACCGGTGACCGGGGGCCGCTGCTGTTGGCTGTGGTCCCGGGTGCTATCGAGGGTGCTCTTGAGGTCCGCCAGTTCCTTGGTGACCCTGTCCAACTGGCTGGCCAGTTGCTGGGTCTGCTTCTTCTGTTCGCCGAGTTGCTCACCCAGGTCGCGACTGTGCTCGGCGATCGCTTCGACGGCCTCGCCGACCTGGCCGAACTCGGCTTGGGTGCGGGCTTCCTTGCCCTTGAGCAGTTCCTTGACCTTGGTGAACAGCGCTGCGCCGACCGAGGGCTTGTCCTCGTATTCCTCGAACTCGAGGGTGCCCTCTTCGGCAGCGCTGAACAGGGTGTCGGGGTTGGTCTTGCGGCTGGCGAGGGTCCCGTTCTTGGCGCTGAAAGACAGCGCCTCGGTGCCCAGGCTGGCGGGTGAGTCGGTGATGGCCAGGCCGACCAAGTAGGCCTTGCCGGTGTCGGCGAACTTGGGATCGATCTCGACCGAGGTGTAGACCTTCTGCCGCTGCTTGTTCAGTTCCAGCAGCGCCTGGTTGGGCTCCAGTTGGGCGAAGAGGGCGAGCTTCTTCTGCCCGTTGATGTCGATCTCTTCAGCCTTGCACGCCAGCACGTCGCCATAGGCGCCGAACTCACCAGCCGGCCATGCCCACTTGATGTGCTCGCAGTTGATCCGCGCGCCGTAGGTGTTCGGGTCGTACTGCGCGGCCATCTGCTCGATCCAGTCGCGCTCGATGTTGCGGCCGTCCGTGGTCGCCCCTTCGACGGCGATGCGGAACCATTTGCTGCGGAATTTCTTCATGCCGGGAGTCCTCAATGCGGCTGATGCGGGGTGCATGGCAATGAGGGGCATGTTCGGGACGCGCGCGCGGCCCAGCAATCAAGCGGGATTGTAGGGCGCGGAGCTACAAGGGGCGGCGCTACTGAGGGGCGAGGGTGGGCGGCAGCATCTGCGCCATGAACGCTGCCGTCGAAATTCCCATCCGTGACAATCGCCGCCAGGCCAAATTCCTGTACTGGATGGGCTGGCGTGTCTGCGACATCGCCGACCACCTGGGCGAGAAGGACAAGACCCTTCACTCATGGAAGGACCGCGACGGATGGGACCGGGCCGACAGCGTAGAACGGATCGGGGGCGCCCTGGAAGCCCGGTTGGTTCAGTTGATCCTGAAGGACGGCAAGACCGGTGGTGACTACAAGGAAATCGACCTGCTGCATCGGCAGCTTGAGCGCCAGGCGCGGATCCAGCGCTACCAGAGCGGTGGTACGGAAACCGACCTGAACCCCGAGCTTGCCAAGCGTAACGAAGGTCCCAAGCGCAAGCCCAAGCGCAACGACATCAGTGAGGAACTGACCGAGAAACTGGTCGAAGCCTTCCTCGACGGTTGCTTCGACTACCAGAAAGACTGGTACCGCGCGGGCAATCAGCGAACCCGCGTGATTCTCAAGTCGCGGCAGATCGGCGCCACGTTCTACTTCGCCCGCGAGGCGCTGATCGACGCGCTGGAAACCGGGCGCAACCAGATATTCCTGTCGGCCAGCAAGGCCCAAGCGCACATCTTCAAGGCGTATATCCAGGCCTTCGCGCGCGATGCGGTAGGTGTCGAACTGAAGGGCGACCCGATCATCCTGCCGAACGGCGCGGAATTGCACTTCCTCGGTACCAACGCGCGGACTGCCCAGGGCTACCACGGCAACTTCTACTTCGACGAGTTCTTCTGGACGTTCAAGTTCAAGGAGCTGAACAAGGTCGCCAGCGGTATGGCGATGCAGAAGCGCTACCGCCGGACCTACTTCTCGACGCCCAGTTCGATGGCGCATGAGGCCTACACATTCTGGACTGGCGAGCGCTTCAACAAGGGCAAGCCGGCCGCCGATCGCATCAAGATCGACGTAAGTCATGACGCCCTGCAGCAAGGGCGACTGTGCGAGGACCGCATCTGGCGCCAGATCGTCACGATCCTCGATGCCGAGGCCCGTGGCTGCGATCTGTTCGACATCGACGAGCTGCGTCTCGAGTACGACGCCGAGGCTTTCCAGAACCTGCTGATGTGCCAGTTCGTCGACGACGGCGCGAGCATTTTCCCGTTGACCATGCTGCAGCCGTGCATGGTCGATAGCTGGGACCTGTGGTCGGAGGACTACAAGCCGTTCGCGCTGCGACCGTTCGGTGATCGCCAGGTGTGGCTGGGCTATGACCCCGCCGAGACGGGCGACACTGCGGGTCTGGTGGTGGTGGCACCGCCGGCGGTACCGGGCGGCAAGTTCCGCGTGCTGGAGCGCCATCAATTCCGCGGCAAGGACTTCGCCGAGCAGGCCGAGTTCATCCGCAAGGTGACCCAGCGCTACTGGGTCACCTACATCGGCGTCGACACCACCGGCATGGGCTCTGGCGTCGCGCAGCTGGTGCGCCAGTTCTTCCCGGGGGTGCGCACCTTCAGCTACTCGCCCGAGGTGAAGACGCAGTTGGTCATGAAGGCCTGGTCAGTGATCAAGAACGGCCGCCTCGAATTCGACGCCGGCTGGACCGACCTGGCCCAGGCGCTGATGGCTATCCGCAAGACCATCACGGCCGGTGGGCGCCAGTTCACCTATACCGCCGGCCGCAACGACAACACCGGCCACGCCGATCTGGCCTGGGCGCTATTCCACGCATTGCAGAACGAGCCGCTCGAGGGGCAGACCCCCGCGAATACCGGCCGCATGGAGATTTTCGGATGAGCAAACGTCGCAGCCACCGCCGCCAGCAGCCAGTTACAGTCCAGTCCGCCCAGGAAGGCGAGTTCATCCCGCGCCAGGGCGGCCGTGCCGAGGCCTTCACCTTCGGTGACCCGATGCCGGTGCTCGACGGCCGGGGCATCCTCGACTATCTCGAGTGCTGGTCGAACGGGCGGTGGTACGAGCCGCCGCTGTCCATGGAGGGGCTGGCCAAGGCGGTGGGATCGAGCGTTTACCTGCAGTCGGGCCTGAAGTTCAAGCGCAACATGCTGGCCAAGACCTTCATCCCGCACCGCCTGCTCAGCCGGGCGACGTTCGAGCAGTTCTCCCTCGACTGGCTGACATTCGGCTCGGCATACCTCGAGCAGCCTCGCTCGCGCCTGGGCACGCGGATGCCGCTGCAGGCGCCGCTGGCGAAATACATACGCCGCGGCACCGATCTGGAGACGTTCTACCAGGTGCGCAGTTGGAAGGATGAGCACGAATTCGAGAAGGGCAGCGTGATCCAGCTGCGCGAGGCCGACATCAACCAGGAAATCTACGGGGTGCCGGAGTGGTTCTGCGCCCTACAGAGCGCTCTGCTGAACGAGTCGGCCACGCTGTTCCGCCGCAAGTACTACAACAACGGCAGCCACGCCGGCTTCATCCTCTACATGACCGACGCCGCACAAAACGAGGAAGACATCGACGCGCTGCGCACGGCGCTGAAGACCGCGAAGGGGCCTGGCAATTTCCGCAACCTGTTCGTCTATGCGCCGAACGGGAAGAAGGAGGGAATCCAACTGATCCCGGTGAGCGAGGTGGCGGCCAAGGACGAATTCGGCTCGATCAAGAACATCAGCCGCGACGACCAGCTCGCCGGCCTGCGGGTCTATCCGCAACTGATGGGGGTGGTGCCGCAGAACGCCGGCGGGTTCGGTTCCATCAGCGACGCAGCAGCGGTCTGGGCCAGCCTGGAACTGGAGCCAATGCAGGCGCGCTTGCAGCAGGTCAATGAGTTGATCGGGGAGGAGGTCGTGAGGTTCGCGCCATTCGACGCGCCTGGGGAGAAGTAACAATCAGCTGTACTTGCCATGCTCGCAGTTGATCAGAGGGGGCGAGGGGACTACTTCGTAAGATTTGATTTTCAGAGTTTCTCTAGTGCAGCTTGACGCTTTTCCAAGTAGCGAGGATCTTCAAGTTGCAGCTTCTTTCCGTCGAAAGAAAGGAGTGGAGATGTCCATTGGCACTGATTATCGATTGGCTGGTTGCACCACAGAACGGGGCCATTTGCATCAACCATTGATGTATCGGAAGGTTCTCCAAAACGTCTGCTGACCTGCTCTATTGATCGCGGGTAGGAGGACTCCTCAGTAATGAAGGAAGCGACGAGGTGGGGATTCGGTATCCCTGGATCATCAAGCTCAAACCCAACAAAATACTTCAAGTCGCCTACCTGCAGCTCCATTGTTTTGCTGAGCATCCTTCCGGTTATAGGGCATTTCAGCTTAGGGCCTAGTAGAACTTGATTTGGTTCGACTCTCAGAGTACTTGTCAGAGCAGATAAAACTTGTTCACGGGACATTCCGAGTTTTACGCCAGCAACACTGATGTTTTCTATGTCAAATGCGTGTACAGGGAGAGTGACGACTATGGCCACCAGCATGAAAGCTAATCTGATCATACTTCAGACAACTCCTTCGCGGTTGGATGCATGGCAAATATCCAACAGCGGACAGTTTTGTCGACGAGACGGCTTTTGGTGGGGTGGTTCTTGTGCAGGCAGCGCGGTGCGCTGCTCAGCCATAGCCCCTGACGCAGGGCGCTGTCGAAGCGTAGTGGGTGCCCGTGCTCGATCAGCAGGCGGGCCAACTCAGGCAAGTTCACTGCCAGCAAGTTGGCCGCCCGCGAATGGTTGTACGCCACTCCCTTGCTATCCAGAAACGCCAGCGCCTGCCAGAAGCCCTTTAGCACATCCGGTGCAGTTGGCGTGGCCGCCCCGAGGCTGTCGATTTCGGGGGTAGGCAGGCCCATGGCGCGGGAAACCTCATCCAACTGCTGGTGGATGGTCTGCCGTAGAGCCGGATCGCGGGTCTTGTAGAGTTCCTTGGCCAGGGCGAGCCTATGGCGGGACAGTGCGATGCGCTGAGTGGTGTTCGGGGCATCGCCGCGGACGGCGCAGCCCTTAGTCCAGTAGTTCCATAGGGCATCGTCGCACTCGTTCTGGTAGCGGACGATCTTCTCGCGCAGCTCGGGCTTCACCTTGCTGGGGTTGATCGAATAGAGCCAGGCGGGGAGTTTCTTCAACGGTAGGCAGGTCATGTCATACCGTTTTCCGTCAGATCCAGTTGTCACGATTATCGTGATAACTGAACCGAACTTTTCCGCCAATTTCACATGTTGGGCTTGCCAGGCGAGTCCCATGTTCTCCACCACCGGTTTCATCGCCACATAGGGCTCGTTGGCTTGCCCGACCAGAACCAGCGTGTCTTCGTAGAAGGGAACTGGGATCAGTTGCTGCGCGGCACTCATTCTTTCTCTCCCTTTGGGACTGCCGGACACTGCACCAAGGCTTGGACAGTTCGACGAATGAAGCTCTGATCGCTGTGGCTAAGCTGGCGATAGTACAGCAATAGGACCTGTTCATCAGGGGTATGCACCAGGCGGCTGAGCAGGTGGCGAAGGCTGTTCATGCGCGCGCCCTCCCGGCAGGTGCCTGTTCGGAACTGATGAGTACTTGGTCGAGATGTTCGGCCAGCAGCCAGAATGCACTGCTCAGCAGCTCCGGCTCGATGGCCTCTTGGTGGCGGGCTGCGGCGAGATAGTCCAACAGGCGTAGGGTGTTCCGTGCGTTGGTGAGGCGAAGATGGTCGTATTCGGTCAGACCGTATGGGCGCTTTTCGGACAT